GGGCGGAAATCACGGGCGCGACGGCCAGCACGTACACAGTGGACACCAGCGACGTGGGCAACTACCTGCGCGTCAAGATCACTGGGACCAATACGGGCGGCTCTACGGTTGCGTACTCCGCTAGCCGTGGCCCGATCCAGCCTGCATGACCCGTCTCAGCGCGGAAGTTGAACTAGCTTGGGGGCCGGGGGTTTATACCTTCGGCCTCAAGGCTAAGCAGGTCGAGGAGTTGGAGCGCGTCTGCAAGGAAGGGATTGGGCGAATCTGCATGCGCGCATTTTCGGGCGTTGATTATTCGTACCCGCTTCTGCGCGAAACGATCCGATTGGGTCTCATTGGCGGGGGAATGCCGCCTGTTGAAGCCGCACAACTGGTTAATACTTACGTGGACGGCCAGCCCATTGATCCCCCGGGCGATCCGTCAAGCACCCTCAAAACGGCAACAGCGGTTCTTAAGGCCCTGCATTTTGGATGGGAGGACTTGCCAGAGGCTGCGCCGGGGGAGTCCCAGAAGGCGACGGACGAACCAATTTCGGACTCATCCGCGCCGCGTTCCTGAAAGCCGGTATTGACCCTCGCGCATGGGAAACCATGAGCATGTACGAACTGGAAACCATGTGGCGCAACATGCAGCCAAAGAAAAATGAACCGACCGACCAAGAGTGGGACGACGCTCAGGACATCTGGGCTAGTGCCGTTGCGGGTATGTCGGACGTGAGGTTGTAGAATGGCTGTTACGGCAGATACGGTCGAGGTTCGGCTAAAGGCGCAAACCACCGAGTACGTACAGAACTTGCAGAGGGCGGACGCGGCCTTCAATAAGACGACCAACACCATTGAGAACAACTCGAAACGGCTTATCTCGGCGGGGGATACGGCAAGGTCGTCCTTCTCGGGCGTAGCTGCACAGTTCCAAGATATCGGTGTCACCGCCGCAGCGGGCATGAACCCGCTTATCATCGCCCTCCAGCAGGGCACGCAGCTTTCCGCGCAGTTGCAGCAGTCCGCCGTGAATGGCCAGGGTGTTTTCCGCTCGCTCGCTACGGGCGTGGCGGGCCTTATCAACCCCATTTCCATCGCTACCATAGCGTCCATTGCGCTCGGTACGGCCCTCCTCCAATCCATCGGGCAGGTCGTTCCGCAGTCCGAATCGGCCAATCAGGCACTCAAGCGCCATCGGGAAGAACTGGAAAACGTTGTCCGTGGGTATGGTGCGGCGGAAGACGCGGTTAAGGAATATTTCGACCAAGTTCAGCGCTTGCCGCAGGGCATAGCGATTACCCAGACGCAGGAGGCATTCGATAATCTCCGCAAGGAGCTAGACGCGTTTGTGGTGCGCGCCGGGCAGGTTAGTACGGTATTCACCGACATGGCCCAGACGGGCGACGAGACCGCTACGAAGGCCGCTGAACTCTCACGCGCTTTCTCCGAGGGTGAAATTTCCGCCGAGGAATTTTATACCGGCATGGTCGCCCTACAGAAGAGCATGGGCGCGTTCAATAGCGTTACGGCCATGCTCCCAGGATCACTGGGCAATCTGATTAATTCCATGGTCGAGGGGGCAGAAAAGGCGGCGGCGTTCAGCAGCGCCATCAATGGGATTGTTGCGGCCTCGCACGCTCTCGCGGGAACTGCGACCAGCGGGGACCTCCAGAACGCTCTTGACCTTCGATCCTATATCGCAGAACAGGAACGTGTTAACGGCCTGACCGCCGACCAGCTTGCACTCGAAAAGGAAATTGCGCGGATCAAGGCGGACGCAGGCAAGTTCGGCATTACGGACGAAAAGGCCCGAGAACTTGCCCTCCAGACACTTGACGCCGAAAAACGTCGTGCGGACCTCAAGAAACAGACGACCGAAGGCGTCAAGGCAGCGTCTGAGTACGAACGTGAGCGGCAAGCGGTCCTTGACTTGCTGGACGCCATGGGGTTCGAAGCGGCGCTACTCGGCCAATCGAATCGGGAAAAGGCTATCGCGATTGCACTCAGCAAAGCAAATGCGACGGCTACCGAGGAGGAGCGCGCCAGCATTGCCCAGATGGCCGGGTACATCTACGATACCGAACAGGCAATTCAGGAGCTTAACAAGACCTCTCAGGAGTGGGCTAATACGGTCCAGTCGGCCACGCGCGGGTTCATCAACGATCTTATTGAGGGTAAGTCCGCCGCAGAGGCTTTCGGCAACGTTTTGGCCAGCATCGGTAACAAGCTGATCGATATGGGCCTAAATAGCCTGTTCGGGTCTGGGGGGCTTAATCTGGCGGGCATCTTCGGGGGTCAAGGGTTCCCGACCCGGGCCACGGGCGGGCAGGTCTATGCCGGGAACCCCACAATGATTAACGAACGTGGGCAGGAAATTTTCGTGCCTTCTACGCCCGGTAAGATCGTTCCGGCAAGTCAGGTCGGTGGTGGGGGGCAGGTTGTGTTCGCCCCCCAGATCGACGCGCGAGGCGCGGATGTGGCGGCAGTTGCCAGACTGGAACAATCCGTGCAAAAGATGGCTCAACAGATTATCCCGACCATCCGTAAAGAGATGGCAACGGCAGGAAAGAAAGGGCGCACTTAATGGACGGGTTTCCCGGTTGGACCATTCGCTTTGAACTCATGTATCGGCAGGAGCAGTCCCGCCATGCGAGTGGTCGCACGCGCGTCAAGGATTTCGGAACTCCGATCTGGCGCGCTGGGTACGTGTCCTACCCGCTGCGCCCCAATGCAGTGGACGAATGGCGGGCCCGGCTTGCTGAACTTGAGAATGGACTGGAGACGTTCCCCGCGTGGCCGATGTCGCGTTGCTGGCCGATCAAGCACCCGAAAGGCCTAGGGGCCAGCAACGGGGTAATTGCGTCCATTGGCCTAGATAACAAGTCCTTTACGGTTACTTGGGATGGAGCGCCGACGCAACTGAGTATTGGCGATTATGTTGAGATCAACGGCCAATGGCTACACCAAATCACGGAAACTGCTACTGGGCCCATTTATTCGGTCGCGCCGCATTTCTCTGTGGGGGCATTGGCAGGACAAACCGTGGATATTTCCAAACCCTCCGTTCTCATGGCTCTGGTGCCGGGTTCTGTGTCTACCCAGACCGGAACTAACGGCCGTGCTTCTATCTCATTTGAAGCCGTGGAGGCCCGAGGCTAATGCGCGCTATTTCTGTAGAGAATCAAGCGGCTCTAGCGGCCCGGGCACTCGTTGCGCGTGATTTTCTCTGGTTTACCGCCCGGGACCGCGATACAGGGAACCCAGTTTCGGTGGGTTTCTGGTCTGATATCGAAAACGTATCGTCTGTCCCCATCATAGACCCGAACACCGGGGGGTTGACGAGCCGAAGCTATTACGGGGCAGGGAGCCTCATAGCGATTGATGATATCCCCTCCGTAAGCGCCGTGCAGGTTCAGGATATCCGAATCCGCATGTCCCAACTTGACGATGCGGTTAACGCGGTCGTACGGGGGTATGATACCAAACAAGCCCGTGTTGAAATTCACCGGGGATTATTTGACCCGGTTAGTCGGAAGCTCGTGGCCCCTGCGTATGTTCGGTTCATCGGGTTCGTGAACGTCGTTGAGGTCAAGACGGGCGCAGAAAATGAGGATGGCTATGTAGAGCTTACATGTGTGAGTCATACTCAAGAACTTATCCGCGCTAACCCTGCTACTCGGTCCCACGCAGACCAACAGGTCCGCGCTCCGGGGGATACGTTCTTCATCGACGCGGCTGTAGTTGGTAGCTGGAAAGGCACGTGGGGGGAGACCAGAGGAGCCCAACCCGTCGAGACACGAAAAGGCCTCTTCGGGTGGGGCAACTTCCTCGGATTCCTATGATTTTCGCGCCATCTCCAGAAAATTCCTCGCGTTCTGCGTACGCCATAGGAGTTCGTTCAACTGAGCGACCGTCAGTTTTTTCCGGGGGTTGTCGAGCGCCACATTGGACAGCATGCGGAATGCAGCGTCAACGTCGTGCTGAGCGGCTTGAAGGAATTGGTCCTTGGTCATAATGTCTTTTCCTTTCTGTAGCCCCTTAAAGGGCGAGGATTGCGGCCTCGATAGCTTCACGGCCATTGATGCCGTTTGCATAATGAACGTCGTCACAACGGAGCCCGATACCGAGTTTGTCGGCAGCGGCAAAGAGTTTCTGTGCGCGGGAAATAGCCGCTTCGTTCTTGACGCCCGTCGTTTGGTTAGTACTGAAGTACATGCGGGTGCTTACCCAGGGCGGCGAACTCAATGCCGCTAATTATGTTGGTTCCCGAACGGGCGTACGCGGCGACGGCGATAGCGTTAGTCCGACCAGCAATTTCCGCGAACTTGACATTCATTTGCTTTCTCCTCTTGTTTGATACTTCGAACCTAATGGAAACTGACGGACATGTCAATACCTTCCGCACTGCAACTCCTTCTAAATTTTCACCGCGCAGCAAATCTTCCATTTCAGGCGGACATTCAATGGGGGGACAAGCTCTATGCGCTGGCTCGTACGGACCCTGATTGGGTCTGTATCGAGCGCCCGGGGGGCATCCTCATCGGCATGGTCGGCCAATCCCTGCTGGGGCCGTTCAAAGTGGCGCAAGAGGTGGTCTGGTGGGTTGACCCCGAGTACCGGGGTGGATCGGTCGACATGTTGCGAGAATACGTGCGATGGGCTACAAATAAGGGCGCACTTGCCATTGAGGTAAAATCGCTCGCGAAGTTCCCGCAGGTGGAGGTTCTGTATGGGAGATTGGGTTTTGAACGTTTAGAAACGAGTTGGGTTAAATGGCTTTCTTCTCCTCCGCCATCGCAGGCGCTGTAACCGCCGCTACGGGCCTTGCTTGGCTAGGTGCCGCCGCCGCAGGTGCTGTTCAGATCGCGGTTGGCATTGGCGCGTCTCTCATCGCCAAGGCGATTGCTGGAGATCAGTCAGCAAGCAAACCTAAATTCGGTGTTCAAACCCAATTGCAGGGCGGGGACGACGTGCCCCGTTCGATCCTCCTCGGGTACTGTTGTACCGCAGGCTCCCTTGCTTACTGGAATACGTGGGGTGTGGCAAACGGAACTACGAATGGTTACCATACCCGCGTCATTGCTTTGGGCGATTATCCGGCGCAATCCCTTGAGAGGGTATTTGTAGAGGACCTTGTAGGAACGCTGATTAAATCCAGCCCCAACGCTCAACTCGGCTGGCCTGTTGCGGAATTCCGCAAGAACGGCGTAGACCACATGTGGGTCAAGTTTTATGACGGGACCCAGACCGCTCCGGACCCATTCCTAGTCTCAACAGTGTCCAGCACGGAGAGGCCCTATGGTTCGAGTCGCATTGGGCGAGGTATCCCGTATGCCATCGTAACCTGCATGGCCCCCGAGCGCGTTGACGGCGAAGAAAAGCCCATGTTTTCCGGTGGGCCTCCATCGGTCAAATTTGAGGTCATCGGTTCTCGACTTTACGACCCGTCCCGCGATTCGTCCGTTGGTGGGTCGGGCACGCAACGCCTTAACAATCCGGCCACGTGGGGCGGCGATGGCGACCACCTGCCCGTTGTGCAAGCCTACAACATTATGATGGGCATTTCGTACGCGGGTCAGTGGCTGTATGGGCTCCAGTCCGTCAATGTTAATCGGGTCCCTGTAGCTGACGCCATTACCCAGATCAATAAATGCCGCACTCTGTTTATGGGCCCGGCTGGTATGGAGCCGCAGTATCGTTCGGGCGGGGAGTTACAGGTCGGGGCTCAGATCAAGACGGCCATTGAGGCGCTTCTTACGTCCTGCCAAGGGCGCATGATTGAAATTGGTGGCACATATAAGTTCCGGGTCGGCGCGCCTGACGCTGCCGTTTTCGCGTTTTCCGACGGAGATATCATCTCCACCGAGGAACAGTCCTTTACGCCTTTCTTTGGCCTAGAGGACAGCATTAACGGCGTGCAGGCCACATACCCCAACCCATCGGAGGGATGGGCGACAAAAACCGCTCCCCCGCTCCTGCGCCCAGACCTTGAAGTACTGGACGGCAACCGTCGCCTCATGGCGTCCGTATCGTTGGACATGGTTCCATACGTCGGGCAGGTGCAGCGCCTCCAAAAATCCGCCCTGGACGAGGCCCAGCGCGCTCGCCGTCACACGTATGTGCTCGGGCCTGAGTTCTGGGTGCTGGAACCCGGAGACATCATTCAATGGACCAGCGAACGCAACGGGTATGTAGATAAACTATTCCGTATCGATGGGATGGCCGATAAAGCCAATCTAGACGTTCTGGTAGATATGACGGAGGTTGATCCGTCCGACTATGATTGGGATTTTGACACCGATTTTACCCCCGTCGTAGACGGCCCCATCCAGCTTGTCGATACCCCTCCCTTGCCAATGATCGGCTGGCAGGCGTACGGCGTTGAAGCGTTGGACAATGATGGGACAGCCCGCCGCCCGGGTATCGAGGTCTGGTATCAGTCCGGCTTGCAGAACATTGAATTTGTACGTGTGCAAGTTCGCATGCCCGGCGCGGAAAATCCATTCATTGACGTTGTGGTAAACTACGGTTCCCCGTGGCGTACCCAGATCGTTGGCAACCTCATCAATGCCACGGAGTACGAGGTTCGGGGCATTTACATGACCTACGACCGTGCGCCTGCTGAGTGGTCCGCATGGCTATCGGTTACGACCCCCGATGTTAAGCTTGTACCGGGCAAGGATTTTGATCCCTACTCAGGCGTGGTGGGGTTTGACCAACTGGACGACGACCTTCGAGACTGGACCACGTGGATGGGCCAATCTCCCCGGGAGCTTATCGAAGCTATCCAGAATGTCAGCACGCACGCAGCGGACCAAGAGGGCAGTAACGCCCTAACGTTCAAAGAGGTTCGGCAGGAACTTGCCGTCTCGGTGGGCGAGGTTTCCGCAAGCTTCCAGCAAATCATAACGGTGGCCATTGTCCCCTTGCAGAATTCGGTAGCAGCGCTCGCAGACTGGGTAACTGAGTTGAGCGCGGGTGACGGGTCCGATGTAAGCACGGCCCGGTTCCGCATGACTACCCTTAGCGGCCCGACGGGGTATAGCCGGATCGGTGCGGAAACCCGTGTTGATACTGCGGACCCTCTTGCATGGCGGGGCGCAGCTTGGTATCTGGACACCCCGACGAACCCGGCGCTCCCGACCCGTTTCCTAGTGCGGGCGGATCAGTTTATCGTGGTGAGCAGTGATGACGCCGATACCCAGCAACCCCTAATTTTTGAAGGCGGGGAGCTTAAATTGCAGGTGGCCAATATCGGTCTCGTTCGGGCAGGACGTATCGAAAGCGCAGATGGAAATATGATCATCGATTTGAATACCAAAGAAATCACTATTATAGGCGCATAGAGATGGCGTACATCTATATGGAAGACGGGGGAAAATGCCTCCTTATTGGCGAGGAGATGGCGATCTGGGAAAAACCGCTCTCGGGCGATCCTTTCGGTCCGTATAAGAACCCAGCGCAAAATCTTGACGCCGTTTATTTCCATTCCAAAAATGACTACTACGCCGAGGCTGCGTCTGCCAACGTGCCAGTGGCCCATGCTGCGTACCCCGCGTCGGCCCCCTCGGTATGGGCCACTGACCCCCTTAACTTAATAACTGTAACCATATACCCGACGACGTACACGGTAAGCCGGGTTCTGCTAACCCATAATCTAGGATACGTACCCAAGTTTCTCATAGGGGATGAAGATTATAACGAGCTACCTGCGTCCGCCCCTATTCAATACGCCAATAATCAAGAAGGAGGGTCACGGTTTGTCAGGCACTATGCTACTAATACCCAGATCGTACAGGTGGAGTACGTGGTTCCCGGAATGGGCCCCATGTCCGCCCTGAGTAAAACGTATCGGATAGTAGTATTCCGGAAGCCGGAAGCAGTTCCCGGTAAGCCCGTATTTCAGGCCAAGGGTTCCGTGCTAATTGCGGGGCGCGGCAAGATAGACTATTCAGAAAAGCACCTACGTTTAGCTCTTCCGGGGGAGACCGCATTCAACATGCCTACGGGGCCGGTATATGATATCAATAACGGGCAAGTTCGATATGTCCGTTCTGGTGGATTCTGGATTGAGAGTGTAACCGTGAGGGGGGCGACCGTAGTGCGGTATAACGGCAGTCTTACCGATGTTCCATATATTAGTGTGGTGGCTTGATGGCTTCTGAATTTTCATTTAAATCTGGTCGGGTCCTCATGAAAGATGGTTCTAGAACAGTTCTAGACACCGATGCCAAGAGCTTTAACGCCGTCCCTAGCGGGACCATAACTCTTACTTCTTTCGTTCTATCTTTTCCAGACTTTAACAATAAGTCATACCAGTATCTGTGGGGTCGGGCTAGTATCCCGGGCGATCCATTTGATCGAGCTTATGAAATATGTCGCTCTCTTGCCAAGGTTAATCCGGAGGAGACTACCTTACCAAATATAGATTTGGGGGTTCTTCCGCCCGGTACAGATTTTTTAGAAACGAGGATCAATTTTACTAGAACAACTTCTCCTCCTAGTACTTGGGGGAGTATTACCCCGTCACAACCCGGACTATATGTTTGGCCTAGCGAGATTATTCAAGGTCAATGGATGCAGTTAATTGGCAATTCTATGATTGTTGAACGAGGGGATAATTGGGCGCGTTCAGCGGATATTATTATTAGCGGAGGCCATGCTATCCTCAGAAGAAAACAAACTGTAGGAAATTTAGGATTTGTTACTGGTCAGGTAGAAGCAAAAGAAAATATAGCATCCAGTTTTAGTTCTCCGGTCCTTCGAGAAGGCGACGGGAACCATTGCAGTTTCGGAAACACGAATAACTATGCCACCGCGTACACGGGGACCATCGAAATTACCCCCTGTTCGTACAACAACTAGACGCCAAGCACCTCTTAGGTTATCCTCCCCGCTATGCCCGTACCTACAGATATCACCGCTGGAACCATCTCCATTACCGGAACGACCGTAACGGGGGTTGGAACCTCGTGGATTGCTTCGGACATCCGCCAAGGAGACTTGTTCATCTGGATTGAAGGGGGCGATGGTTTCTGGCAACCCATCGTTGAGACGGTTGTATCCAATACGGAAATTACGCTTGCGGAGCCATGGGAAGGCCCGGCCCTAACCGGGGCCGCGTACCGTCTCCGCTACCAGTGGGATAGCAGCCGTGTAAGCGCCCAAGCTCGCCAGCTAATTGACTTACTGGACAACGGTAACGTTCTGGCCCTGACTGGGCTTACTGGCCCGGGCGTACCGGTGTTCGATGGGCCGCACTCCATGACGATCAAGCCCGAGGCGGATTTTGTCAATGGCGTGGCGTATAATGTGCAGGTCGATACACTTGCGGATCGTGCGGCCTATGATGGCCAAAGCGCTGGGTTCGCCGTACTAGTCTCCGACGTAGGGGACGGACGATCCGCCGTATATTCGAAAGCCAGTAACACGGCGGGCGATTGGACGGCTCCGGCCTATGTAACGGGGCCCATCGGGGCTACCCCCAATGTCGATGCCACCATAGCTAATACCCCGCCCGGGACGGCCCCTACAGTCACGCCTGTTCCGATTACGGGCGGAACTCGTTTGGACTTCACATTGCCAGAGGCCCCGGGATTTTATAACGCGGGGCCGTATTCCGCTATCCTGACCTATAACGAAAACGATGTGGTCCGGTTCAACGGGTCCTCATTCATCGCTCTGCAAGCCGTACCCGCTGGCGAGGCCCCGTCGGGGGCTAGCCCACCGGTTGATACTGCGTACTGGCAACTCCTAGCCTCCAAGGGCTCCGATGGCGCGGGAACGGGGGACGTTGTAGGCCCGGCTGGTGCAATTGCAGACCGCGTTGTGTCGTTTGATGGAACCAGCGGAAAGCTGATTAAGGACAGTGGGCTTGCGGTAGCTAGTGTTATCCGTGGTGGTCTCGGGGCCACGGATAACAGGCTCATGCGTTCAGATGGAACCGGGGGTGTAACTGCGCAGGGAAGCGCGGCGACGCTGGACGATTCCGGCAACCTGTCTGGCCTGGGAAACGTCAGTCTTTCAGGGTCGTTATCTATTGCAGGGCTCGCCGGGAAGGTTATTCGAAAAACACAATACACCCTGATCGACACCTTGTATGAAACCACGTCCACGACTGCGGTTATCTCAGTGGGGACCAGTTTCACTCCCGCTTCTACTACCAGCAATCTCCTAGTGATCTGCGCTATTGACGCTGAAACTGAGCGCGCCGCGACCGGCGATCATGGAATGGCGATGATACTCTATCGATATGATGGGTCTGCCTATGTCACTACGACCCATTCCATGCAGCAGCAGTTCCTAATGCAAGGGTTCGCGCCCGCCGCAGGTACTAGCACTCATAGAGGTGCAGTATCTGCAACAGCGTTGTTAGATAACTCAGACCGCCGGAGCGATACTAACGGTTGGGCTGTCGCACCCTACTTCAATAGCTACTATGCAGGCTGCACGGCGCGACTAACTAAACATTCCTATGTATTCGTGGAGTTTGAACCGTGATTTCCTCTCAAAGCATCCTTGACGCGGCAAACGAGGTATTGGGGGTATCCCAGTTCTCTATGGACGGGGATGGCCGGGTTATCATAGGGACCATCGGACCCTACCTGCAATACGTCAGTGAACCCACATACGCGGCGATCCTCGCCCGGGCACAAGACATTGAAACTGCCCGGGAGGAAGCCCGTCAGAGGTTAGAGCAGTTTCCAAATCTTGAGCCAGATCAGTTCTGGTTCATAGTCCGGGTTGCGGGGTACGAACAGCAGCTTAAAGATTGGGTTGACACCCTCACCGATCCAATGGAAAAAGCCGCCGCGTCAAGCAAACTAGAGTTTGCCAAGTTTTTTGAGCGCGATCATCCTTTTATCGAAATGGCGCGAGCCGCGCTAGGCATGACAACTCAAGAGCTAGATTCCCTCTGGCAGTACGGAGCTACATCGTGAACCGATCTAAATTCTACGCCAGTCTTGGCAAACAAAACCAGCAGCAAGTTGACGGCCAAGAAGCTATCCTGAACGAAGCGGAGCGCCGGGGCGCGTCTCTGCAACTGACAGCGTACGCGCTAGCCACGGCCAAGCACGAGACCGGAAACACGTTCAAGCCCATTGAGGAAAACCTGTACTACACGACCCCCGAACGTATCCGTGCGGTATGGCCTAAACGATTCCCGACCGTAGAAAGCGCGGTCCCTTACCTACGAAATCCACGCCCACTGGCCAACAAGGTCTATGGGAACCGCGAGGACCTTGGGAACGGGGGTGGGGACGACGGCTATAACTATCGAGGCCGGGGCCTGCCGCAAGTGACGGGAAAGGCTAATTACGCCAAATGGGGTCTTACCAGCAATCCCGGCGATGCTCTCAAAATGCCCGTAGCGGTTCGCATTCTGTTTGACGGTCTGGAAAAGGGCATGTTCACGGGCCGCAAAGCTTCTGGCTTCAAGGATTACAAGTCTATGCGCGCAGCGGTCAACGGCGATGGTAGCCTAAATGGGGCCACTGTGGCCGCATACGCCGACGCCTACGAACGCGCCCTCCGTGCCGCTGGGTACTCGGCCAGCAAGGTTCCTGTTGGGGTCCCTGAGATTGTGGGGGCCGGTGCGGTAATTACGGCGGCTGAGACCTCGGGTACGTCGTCTTGGTGGCTCATCGGTATTGTGGTATTGGTAGCTGTAGGTATCACAATCGTAAGGCTCAACCGTAAATGACCGAACTCCTTATCCGCTGGCGTACGTGGCTTTTCAATGGCCTAGGGGCGCTGTTCGTCCTCGTCGGCCCTCTTCTTGGTGCTCCCGAAATTCAGGCTATCATACCGCCTAAGTATCTACCGTACGTGGTTGCAGCGGTATTCCTTGCCAACCTCTGGATGCGTCCCCGCCCCGCTGCGATAGGCTCCGATCCGGAAGTTCAGTTCGCCAAGGAGATCAAGGATGCTAACGGCAATCCTTAACTGGCTCGGGGGCGGGGTAATCAAGCAATTCACCGGCCCCCTCCTGCAAGCCTACCAAGCGAAACTGAACGCGACCAATGATGCGGACCGCATTCAGTTGGAACGGGACATCCAAGCTATCTCGGCTGCCCGGGATATCGCCGTGGCAGAATCGGCCCGGGCGTGGTCTGCCACGTCCGTAGGCCGTTGGCTTATTGTCGTGCCGTGGGGGCTGCATTGGGCGTATGGCTGTATCATCCAAATATTGAACCCGTTGTTCGGCTGGCATTTGGTCCTTATCGCCCTGCCGCCCGGGTGGAATGATACAGCCGCTATCCTCGTCCCCGCCATCGTCATTGCGGACGTTGGGGGCCGGGTATTGAACTCCCGCAATCGATAATATACGGTCATTGTCCATGATCGTTGAAACCTCGTTGAACCTCCCCACCATAATCACTCTCATCCTTTCAGCCGTGGGGCTGGTTACATGGCTTGTTCGGCTGGAAAGCCGGGTAGGTTCGAATTCCAAGGAAATGGACGACCTTGCAAAACGGGCGGACGCGGCTAACGCGCTCGCTATACTCACCCAGAATATGCTGTCCGAATATAAAACTCACGTGGCAGAACATTACGTCACCAAGCAGGGCATGTCTGAGCAGACCGACCGCCTTATGAAGGCCGTCAATGACGTGGCTTCCCGTATCGACGCCATCGGCTCCCGTATCGATCATTTCTACGCCAACCCGCCAACCCGACCCACCAGACGTACTGGACAATAGTTGCCGACACCTCCCCTTTCCCGAGACCTTGCACAAGAAGCCGTTTCGGCACTAGAAGAGCATGGAACTCAAGTCGCCGCCGCTCAGGCTCTCGGCATCTCCCGTGGCACACTGCAAGGCCGTCTAGCTGCCGCAAGCCGTTACGGGATGAATGGGTTTAAACCTGTTCCCGAGGGCTTTGAGATTAGTCAGATTAGCCATGGGCCTAACGGCGATTTCGTCAAGATGCGGCCAGAAGGTGCGCCGTCGGTCCCACCAGATGGATTGGTCCTCAAGGGCGCTAGCGTGTTGTCGCGCGACGGCAAAGAAGTCGTTCGGTGGGATAAATACGGCACCGACGGGGAACTTTCGGATACGGCCCTTACGAATGCTGTGCGCGGTGCGTTCGAGGATTACTCCCTCACATACGATACCCATCCTTTCTACGAAACCCGTTCCGACCTCCTAACGGTTATCCCCCTCGCAGACTGGCACGTTGGCCTCCTTGCGTGGGAAGAAGAGACCGGGGGCAACTATGACCTCCATATCGCGAAGGACGTTCTTACCCGCGCTATCGGAGACCTGATCGAAGCTACCCCGCCGTCCGGCAAGTGCCTTATCCTCGGGCTAGGAGACCTCCTGCATTTCGATGGGTACGAGCCCCGTACGGAACGCTCGGGTAACGTGCTGGACACGGACAGCCGGTACCCCAAGGTCCTGCGCGCCGCGCTCCAGCTAGTGAAGTTCACGATTGACAAGGCCCTTACGCGTCACGAGACCGTTGACGTTCGTATCATGCAGGGCAACCACGATACGCGCGCTGCATTGGCCGTGGCTATAGCGCTGGCCGAGGGGTACGATAGGCATCCCCGGGTAACCGTGAACGATAGCCCGTCGTACATCTGGTTCGAACGGTACGGCAAAGTGCTCCTCGGGGCCACGCATGGCGACAAGGCCCGCATGGCCGACATGCCGCTACTCATGGCCGTGGATCGCCCCGAGGATTGGGCTGCGAGCACCCGACGGCGCGTATTCACTGGACATATCCACCACGAGCGTGTGCGCGAAATCGGCGGGGTGGTGGTCGAGTCGCTACGCTCACCCGTAGCCAAGGATGCGTACCACTCATTTGAGGGGTATCGCGCGGGCCGATCCGTTTACGCATATACGTTCTGGACCGATGGGTCCCGGATGGCCCGCCACGAGTTTGAGATTTAAAGAGCGCCCCGCGCGGTCATCATTTCCCGCGTCTCAAACATGGGGTGTCCCAATCGAGGACGGAAGTTTCGATCCCAGTCGCGCGAGTTAAAGGCGTCGGTCTCAATGTCATGACGACAATCCGCGCAGTACCATGAGTACGAACCATGGTTCCACCAGATCGCGGGTTCGGCCTGACACGCTGTTCGATTGCAAGCACCGCCTTCTTTTCCCTTGTGGGGTTTGTTCGGGCCCTCGTAGTCACCGTAGGCCATTTGCATCTCTCCTTGTTTCGTACTACCCTTATCGCACCCAATGACAGGAGTGTCAAGCATGATTATTGGACTTCAAGGTTACGCCGGATCGGGCAAGAGTACCGTCGCGCAATATCTGGTCGAGCGGTACGGATTTGCCCGACGGCATATTAAGCAGCCTCTGGCTCGTATGACCCGCGCACTACTCGCGGAAGCCATGCCCGAGCTTAGCGGCACCGCCCTAGACGACCTAATTGACCACCCGTACATGAAGCGCCGACCCCTGGCCGCTCTTGGCAACCGATCCGCCACGGAAATTCAACAGTTCCTTGGGACCGAGTTTGGCCGTGAGTTCATCGACCCGGACCTTTGGCTAGATATCTGGGCTCGCTGGGCATCCGGGCATCCTTTGGTGGTCCAGGAGTCGGTCCGTTTTGCCAATGAGGCCGAACGGTGTGATGTGGTGTGGGAAATCCGGCGC